CGCAGTTCTTCTACAGTTCCCAAATTCGGCATCGGCCTTGGCGTATAGGTCATTAGAACTTTCCCATCGGTATCACGTTGTATTTATAGCCGTCCAAGCGCCAAGTCACTCCGCCGGCGGTTGAGAACTCAAGACCTACGGCACGGCCGCTAACTACGTCGGGATAGCCCACGGACGTTGCAGTAGGATCGAAGATCACCGGCGATCCCCACAACGTAGGCCCGTTAACGATCTGCTGCGCGCCCATTCGGATGCTAACCGGGCCGCCCTGGACCTTAGGCCATAGACCATCGACAAGCTTATGAATTTCGTGATCGACTATCCAATCCCCATTCCGCTTTCGACCCAGGAGGCTAAGCCCTTCGCGTGTTAGTGTAGTTGGAAAATTAACTCCATCGCGTGTTATCGTGTCGTCTAGTAGATAGTGCTTGGAAAGCGCGGGGGCGCTAAGTATTACGCGCCGGCGCTGAAGCTGCGACCACGGACCCGTATCAGTGTCCCAAGTATCAGTTCCAGCATCCCATTGCTCGTCGCTCGCCTTTTCAATTCCGCCGCTCGCCGCGTTGCGGAACGTGATCCCATCCGCCTCCGTTATCGCAAACGGATCGGCGTCACGGTAGTATAGAATTAGCGCCTTATTCGGATATTGGTTTCCCGAAGACGGATAGCAAAACCACATTTCTCCCCGATACGGATTGTCGAACATAAAGCTAGTTCCATAGTTATCCGTATCAATTTCGTTAAACAGTCGCCGCCGTTGGCGCTTATCGAGGGCAGATTTGTAATTATTCCCATCGTGCCAAATTATGTCATCCTGCGTCGCAACAATATGCCGCGTGCCGTCGCCCGTGACGCCAACACAGCGCGGGGCGAGAATCCCGCTCGTCGTAATCCACGCGGTTTGGCCAAAGTCAAAAACAAACCGTCCGCCAATAAATCTAACCTTCCACGTAGAACTCTCCTTATACACCAACATAACCGAGCCCAGGGCTTGAGCCTCTTCAATCGTACCCGAATTCACATCGCTAAAATCATTGCGCCCGGCGTCCACAGTTGGATCGGCATAGTTCCACGAGATCGGTAAACTTCCCGGATCAGCCGGATGACTCCACTGCACCGTATGCGGCAAATTGGTTCCACCATCGGTCAGATTAAACGCCATTAAATACGGACCAAACGCCCGCATAATCTTCGCCCGCAGCGCGGTCGGCCAATTCAACAAGTCCGCCATCTTGACGCTAGGGTCGATTTTGTTCCAATATTGCGGCACGTCGTTATTGTTGTTGAATATCGGAACCCCGCCCAACAGCGTCCCATTCCAATCTGGCGTATCGTTAGCAGTATACGGCCCGCCGGCTCTTGTAATATCGCTATGCGTAGTCCCGTCGAAAACCATAATCTTATTCAAACTAGCATACATCCAGAAAAATGCTGCCGAAGTAGAGATTGGCATAGAAAAGTGCGGCGCAGCGAGAGGCGTGCCGAAGACCTGGCTCCAGCCCAATAGCGATTCCATACCGCCATCGACCACGCGCATATTAAGCGCCTGGGTCCAGGCTTCCGGTGGAAGCATATAACTAGGGGTATCGACGACAGAGCCGATTTTCGCAATGTCGTCGATCTCGATATCCACGGGCTACCTCACTTCTTCGCCGGCGTAGTGCTCGGGTTTCGGCCTGGAAGCTGGTCGCTCCCAACTGCGCCGCCCGGAGACACAGTAGGCTTATTTTCAGCCGACTTATGCTCCACGGGCTTATGCTCAGGAGCTTTAGCCCCATGCACCTTATACGGAGAATCTTCGTCGGACGTAGCTAGGGTCTCTTTTGACGAAGCCGTAGACATCGTTGCCGGCGGCGGTGTTAGTTTGTCCTTCAACTCCCCCGATCCCACAACCAGCATCGCGGCGCGCTGTTCGACGTCGTAAACCACGTTATCTCCCTTAAGCTGGATAGTCACCACCGCAGTCTCATTGTCGTCCATAGTGACCACAATCGACCGTTCTTCATTACTCGCATCCAGTTCAAACACCGTGGTTTCGTGAAGCGGATTAACCGCGGGCTCGTCCGCCGCCAGCGTAGTTCGCTTAATTTCCAGCTTTCTCATCTTCGTTCTCCTACTTAAGCTCCCTGGGAAGTAACTCGAATTGAGCCTCGGGGCTAGGCTCATTCGATAAATAGGCATTCTGTTTCGCGTCGTAGATAAAGGCCGACTTTACTACACCACTCACAATCACGCGCCGATCGTCTTCCAGCAACAACACACGATTTGCGTCTATAGTTCCCGGCTCAAAAGTCACAGCCTTCTCTCGAAGCCAACTGTCTCCCTTTCGCCGCTCGATAACCATCTCGGCCTTGCCGCGGTCGTTATCATGGAGCTTGGAAACCTTAATCTCAATCTTTATCACGGCTTCTTCTCCCCCGGATCAAGTAGCGGAAACGCCCGACCCACAACCAACGGCGCATAAATTTTGCCAATCAGCTTCTTGAGCAGAGCTATATCTTCAGCCGACAGCGCAACCTCCCCGCCGTCTTTAATCTTCATCGCCAAGACAAATCGCTTAAACTTCTCCTCTCCCGCCAAATTCTGCTCATCCGGCGCCACAGCCATTAAGGCTCTAACCGACACATCACCGAGCGTTACTTCGGTGGCGCAAGGTCGCTTGCCACTAGTATCTGCTGGACAAACTGCGTCGTCGATAACTGGCTTATTATTAAGATCCAGTATCCTCGCCGAGAAGTCAGCGGCCGAGGCCGCTGCACCTAACGCGATCAGCAAGACGAAAGCGAGTTTCATGGTTGTTCCTTTCATGACCCGAAGCAATTCCAGGTAAATGCATCCCCTGATACAAGTCCAGCGACAACAAAGCCAGACGCACTTGCGGCGATGGATGTGGCTGCAACACGCGTGTTATTGGTTGCGGTGCAGTTGGGGGGACGGGCGTATGACGTGGCGAAGTTGATCTGACACGACGTTGGACCACCAGCGCCCATGATGCCACTTCCTGCGGCGTCAACGGAGCCAGCCACCACACTGCCCGCCGCTCCGCACGAGATGATAGAGGGCAACGAGCCGGTGAACACGAGATGCCCAGCAGCGGTGATGATGTTATTAGCTATCGTCAATGAATAGGTAAACACATTGCTGGGATACCGACCAATGAAGAATACCGGATTGGCGTCCGTGCTCGCGGCGTCCATTCCAAAGGCGCCATAATTCTGTGCTCCTTCTTTGAACTGCAAGTAGAACCAACGGCTTACCGAAACGTCAGACTTTAGCAGCTGGATCGGAACATCGTTATATTGGGAGCCGGTACCAGTAAGGGCTGGTTTTAGAAGTAATCCTGCTGCCGCGATGATACCGTTGCCTGCGTCCGCCGTGACGTTGGCGTTGCCGACAGAGAGGCCGCCGCTACCCTGAAAACGGAAGTTCTGTACCGCCGTTGTTGCTCCAATGGCAGTTGTGACTACATCTATGGCTGTGCCGTGGGTTGTGGGACTAAACGTTTCAAGCGCAGTCGCAGATATTTGCGCGGGAGGATAGTATGCCGAGCCGTCCCATCCATTTATTTGCCACCCAGCTAAGTTGTCTCCCGCAACAGCCGCTGTCTTTGCAGCAAGCGTTCCGTTTGCCCGATGGGTTATATAATACGGCGTGCTTCCAAAGGCGTCATGCTGAATGTAAGTAACCGTTCCGTTCGCACCAATAATGTGAAGATTGATCCCAGCTCCTTGTATTGATGATACAGCGGTGTTTGCGTTGATGGTGAGCGGGGCGTCGGGCGCCACTCCCTGGCCAGTAGGCTGGATGCCGAGGCCAGTGCCGGTAAAGCGGGCGACCTCGGTTTGAGCAACACCAAAGATGATCGGCTGGGCGCCACCAGTAACTATAGCCAATGGTGTTGACCCAACATAAAGATATCCCCTAGCTGGACCAAGAATAGGAACGGCAGTATAGCCCGCTCCCGATTGCGCAAAAGAGAAAGCATTTGTTCCATTGGTTGCTATAAACCCGGCGGCAGCACTCGTGCCACTATTCGCGTTTGTTACTGTTGTGAACGTACCTCCATTTTGGCTGATTGTGAGATCCTGAGCCGCAGTCCAAACATTCGCATGCGCAAGGTTGAGGTCGACGGTAGCCGCCGTGGTGCCGCCGGTTGTTATCGTGCCATTCGGGCTGCTGATGCCGGTGATGCCACCGCCGCTGGTGCCGCAATCAGACGCCGTGCCCGATACGAGGCCGGTCGTGTCGACGTGCAGACAGCGGGTGCCGCCATTGATGCCGCTGATGCGGAGGTTATTAGCCCCTGGATCGGCCCCGCCACCAATGGCAAGGCCACCGCTTGGATATAGAAATACTCTTCCGTTATTCGCACCGAGAACGAGAAGACCGCCAGCAGTAAAGTTGGTGAGATTGAGCGAATTTGCGCTCGCGGCTGTTGAGCCAGTCGCATATAAGCTACCAGCAAGACCAAGGTCATTGTTGAGTAGAATGGCCGCATTACCAGTTGAGCTGGTATTCGTAATGGTAGTTCCTTCATTTGCACCAGGAGCAGATCCAGTTATGTTAATCGCAGAAGCGCTAGCAACATTAATCTGCTGCGGAGCAGTCCAGGTGTTGCTATGCGCGAGGTTCAGTGACGCCACCACCGCGCCGGTCGTCGGCGAGATCGTCAGCGTGCCATCTGCATTGGAAACGCTAGCGACGGCACCGCCCCCGCCACCACCTCCGGTTCCGAGATATTCGGTGATGAAAACGCAGCCCGATCCGCCGGAGCCGCCAAAGAGATTAGCCGCAACATTGTTGCCAGAGGCGCCGCCTCCGCCACCCCCTGAGCCAGCTGCAGCATTCCCGCCATTATTATTGGAGCCAGCAAGGGCTGGCGTAGGCGCCGCGCCAGATCCACAACTAGGGCTGTTGCCTCCATAACCACTCAGCACGACCTGAGTTGTGACAGAGAAGGCACCCCCGGTACCGCCATTGTTGCCCGTTGCTACAAAATCACCGGTGCCTGGAACACCGCCACCACCATATTCGCCAAACGCACCTACTTGATTGTTAAAATTTCCCCCAAATCCACCCTTTCCAACGCAGCGAGTTCCAACGGAAGTGTCGCCGCCCGCGCTACCCGCCGCGCCAGAGACTCCAGAACCACCGCCGCCAATGGTTATAACCTCGCTCCCGCCATCAGCCGTAACCTGCGCCGCCGTCAGGAAGACAGAAGATTGGCTTCCCGCGCCACCGCCACCACCAGCTCGTGCGCTACCAACAGCACCGACAACTCCACCGCCTGCACCACCGCCGCCGGTGCAGTCGAAGCGGACCGTGACCATTCCCGGAGTTGGAGTGTATGTCTGGTTATTTTGAACACGCCGAGCGACAACCGACAAGGGCGTGCCGGTGCCAGTTCCACAGTCGGCGCCAGTTCCGCCCACGAGACCGGCCGTGCTGGCGTGCAAGCACTGAACCGAGCCGGTGATGCCTGACAGCGTCAGACCAGTAGCGCGAATATTCCCAGCACCCGGATCAGGCGTACCATTATTAGCTCCAACCGAGAACCCTCCGCTCGGCTGAACCCGCGCCGACTCTTTATTCGTATTAGTTCCCACCGCAACGGTGTTAAACTGGATGTAATTACCCTGTGTAGCACTTCCATAGTTTTCAGCGGTCCAAAACTGTACTTGTGGCGCGCCGCTGGCATATTGGTTAGCGCCAATATACCCATACGCAGCAATTATGCTCATTAACGTCGTGCTGACGGTAGGCGTCCTAGCGGCCAACGACCCCGCCGCATGGCGCACGGCGAAGTTAACCGCTACGTTGCTAAACGTATCTATTACGATATTCGGAATAACCCCATCTGCGCCGCCAAGATGGAGTAAGGTCTGTCCTATCGCCGACACTGCGGGTAATGCTAACGTATTCGCATTAATCGTAAGCTGGGCATCAGACGCAAAAGGACCACCGATTGTGAGGCTGGTGCCGTTAGTCGTTATTGCGCTAGCGCCGGCGAACGCACCGGAACTGTTATATTGCACCTGCGTATTCGCTCCGCCCGGAGTACCACTTCCGCCGCCAGCAACCGCTACGCAACTGAACCCAGTGCCTCCGGTATAGCTCAACGCTTGTCCGGCAGTGCATGTCGGCACTCCCAACGTATTGGGCAATCCAGTGCTGGATGAGGAATTCCCCCACAGTGTATTCGCCGGAAACTGACTCTGGGCGTTGGCTGAAGCGACCAACGCCAGTGCAATTGCAGTCGAAACCAGGAACTTTCTCATATCTCTCTTCTCTATCCAAAGTTAAGAATAACCCAGCCGCCACTTGTATTCGGCGCGAGCGAGACCGAGCCGAATGAAGTTCTAATCGGCACGGCGGCTAGCCCGTCGGCCAATTCTCCTCCACTAAACACGATGGTAATATTGTTAACATTGGCATCCCCTTTGCCGTCTTTAATCTGAACCGACCCACGAGTTCGAGACGCAGACGGAACCATTACCACCTGCGTTGCACTTCCAACACTCTTGTTCACGATAATAAGATCGTCGTTAACGCCCGCACTATAACTCGCCCCGCTCGGAACCGCTACGGTGTTAAAGGTAAAGCTTCCAGAAGTCGTCCCCTGCGGCGCTTGCGCCGCCCAATGGTTCATAGACGAAAACACAGCCGACGTTAGTCCCGGACCCACAATAACAACCAGCGCGCCAAGATCGTCGACAACTTTTAAGTTATTGCTAGATCCAAAATTTCTAATCCAAAAGAACTGTCCCCCGCTACGGCGGATCTGAGGCAAAGTTATCACCCGATCCGCCGCGCCCGGATCAAAAAACAATATCGTCGGAGTTTCATCCGTTAACACCAAATCGCGCGTCAGCACTATGTCGATATTGGCATAACTGCCCGCCGTTTGATGGCTCTTCCGGATTCTATTGTTTTCTAGATTGATATGGCTCATTCCGCTACAAGCCCCACGTTGACGATTATGCTCGGCGGCAATTGTGATGTGGGTTGCTGCGCAACGTTCCCGTTGAGCACAAACTGATGATGGTGCTTATTGTCGGTGATCGTGATCCCCGGCGTATCTATACCACCGCCCCCGCCGCCGTTCCACAGACCACCACCGAAATTAGCGACCCATTGGCCTAAATGATTGTTGACGGCCGCCGTGATGTTAGCGAATTCGTCTGTCGTGTTGATCGCGACTTGCGGCAGTTGGTTCTGCGCAATATTTATCCATTCAGAACCTCCCGCGCTCCACAGCGCGGCGCCATTGATAAACGCTCCAAGCAACCCCGCCGCGCCGACGCCCATATTATCCCGACCCAGCATAGTTCGACCACGAATATCAGGCTTCGTCGTCCCGCCGAGCGCAGCTTGAAGCTCTGGATAATTACTAGCCACAAACGTCTGCCCATCGGGCCACAGACAATCGTTAGGCAAATTTGGCCCCGCAAACTGCCGCAACTGGCCTACATTTCCGCCGTTCGGTCGCGAAGCGTAGAAACTGCTCCCCGTCCACACGACGCGGGTTAGCATATATTCTAGCGTCCGCCGCACATAGGCCAAGCCGTTGACGGTTCCCGCGGCGGGCGCCAGGAACACCGGATTAGTTCCAGTATTAATCTTAATCACGTCGATAGACCATCCCGCGTCGGCCAAAGCCAGCACGGGAAGCGTTAGATTAAACGCAGCGGTAGTCGTGTCTACGCTGATAACAGTTTTATCGTCTGC